GCAATGCTTGTGTTGATTGGCCCAAAATCGACACTTTGCGCTGCTGTAAAATCAACAGCGCCATTTGCCCCAACAGTTAGACTTCCAAATTCATCAACTGTTAGGCCCGCAAATGTCGGGCTGTCTATGGTGTTGAGATTTTGGTCGAAGACGGGATCTGATCCCGCCGCCGCATGGCTGGCCGCATGAGATGTCGGGGTGCGGGAGTCGGAGAGGCGGGCGTCGTTGCCTTCGGTAAAAGTGCCAGCCGTGGTGCCGAAGGTGTGGGTGTGGGTATCGACAGCGCGAAGACTCCAGCCTGTTGGCGTGCCGTCTGAGACAAAAGTAAAGCTCTGGCCCGAAGCGTTGAGTGTGGCGAGGGTCGTGTAGGCAATCGGAACATCTTGGCTTAGTGATGCGGCCCTGCGGATTGTTAGCGTGTTCGATCCTGTAAAAGAAGAAACCAGCGTCACCAAGTCGCCCGCCTGATTGTTTGCGTAAGGCAAATCTACATTGGCTGTAACGCCATTGGCCAAAAGTGTGATGCGGCGATTACGGCCTGCGGCGAGCAGTGTGTTGCCCGTGATTGTCTGGTTGCTCAACACTTGCGCCCATGCCGCTGAAATTTGATTGGGCGCGATGGCATCCGTGCCGCCTGTGTGGTGGGTTGAAGCGTGGGCCAACGTGCTGCTTGGGGTGCGAGCGTCACTCAACCGAGCGTCATTTCCCTCGCAAGCTGTGCCAGAAGTGGTTCCGTAGCTTACTGCCAGTGTGCGATCTGCTGTTAGGTTTCCACCACCAGTCAATCCAGTGCCACTACTAATACTTCGGGATGTTGGGACTCCTCCGATATTGGTTAATGCGGTTGCGGGATTTGATACATCAGATAAGTTATTAACCTCAAGCAGTGCCCCTTGTGCCGTCAAAAGCCCGCCCACATTGATTGTCCAAGCTGTAAATGGCCCACCACTCCCGTCTACGGTCTCGACGTTGACTACCAATGTCGTTCCAGAGTAGCTGGTAACAATACCGTGCATATGACGGGCCGCATCGTATACAATGGTAACGTCTTGTGTCGGGGTGTAGCTGAGTCCCGATTGGACGGTGAATGTCTTAGATCCAGTGGTTAGAGAATGGGAAGTTGTGGATGTAGTTAGGTATCGGTCTCCGCGATTTGCCAGCGTAAATGCCGTAGTGGCAATCTGAGTAGTGTCAGTTCCAGCCGAAGCAGTAGGTGCTGTCGGAGTTCCAGTGAGGGCGGGAGATTCAAGATTTGCTTTTAGATTGAGAGCAGTTTGGGTGGCCGTAGATACGATTTTATCGGCATCGCTTGTGTTATCGACGTTTGAAAGCCCGACATCTGACTTGGTGGCGGTGGCTCCGACTGTCACTCGTCCTTTGGTGTCTACCGTTACTTTCGTGTAGGTTCCCGCGCTCGCGCCCGAAGCAGCCAAAGTTGGATTGGGATAGGTTCCCGTGAGATCTCCTCCTGCCGCGCCACTAGGTGCTGTGGAGATGGTTCCCCATTCAGGGGCTGTGGCTCCAGAGTTGACCCGAAGCACCTGACCTGCTGTTCCAATGGGCAATCGTGTATTGACTGCTGCCCCGCGATAGAGGGTATCGCCTTGGGTAGTTAGGGTGGATTCGCCGCCGCCTCCAGAGGTTCCGTAGCGAGGTAATACCTGCCATCCACGGGTAGATCCCGTGTAGATTAGAGTGAAATACGCTCCTTCGACGTTACAGACCAGATTCTCTTCTAGGCTCTCAATGCGGGAGCCGTTGCGGGCAATCGTCAGAGGATTGGTGTCGAAGGTTTCGGAAAAGTCAAAGATATCTACCGCATCGCCATTGCTAGGATTGAGTGGGAGGGTAAGAGTAAATGCCCCTCCAGAGGTGTCTGCTGCGATTAGGTCTGCCGCCTCTAGGGTGCGGGCTGACGAGACTACAGTATAATTGATATCGGGCTGCGGGCCAGTCGGACCAACAGGTCCCCGTTCGATGACCTCAATGATCTCGACTTCCCTCTCTGTAATTTCGATGACTTCTTGGGCCATTAGCTTCGCGCAATCTCCTCGTAGACCTTGGCCTTACCTGTTGCGAATGCAATGTAGGTGTAGCCTTGGCTTAGTTCGATTTCGTAGACATTGTCTCCCGCCGTCAGATTTGACGCCTGAGTGGCTGTCATTACAATTTCGATAGTTCCGTCAGACCCCAGTGTGATCCCGCTTCCTGCGGTCAATGTGAGCAAACTAGCACTATCCTTGGCGCACTCCCGAATAACCATGGATGCCCCGTAGCCCGAAAGATTGACAGGGACATTACTCTTGCCTTTGCAGGATTTTGTCAGGTAGCGGAATTTAGCCGTCCAAGTCTTTCCTTGGACAATCTCAATATCACGCTCAAGTCTCCAGTAGTTGGTCATTAGGGAGGAGTGATTGATCCGTATTTTAAGATACCGTTGGAGAAATTCAAATAGGTATCCACGTTCGCACTATTTTTAAGAATTAAGTTGGTAGTAATTCCGCCTCCAATACCGAGGTTAGTTCTGGTAACGGCTTGGTTGGTGGTGTTTTCAAACTCAATAGGACGATGGAACATCGTGGCTCCCGTGTTGGTTTTAATAAGCGTCATCACCTTGTTTGATGGATTAACAGAATACACCGTTGCTTCGATGGGATTGGTTCCTGCTGCGGGATCGGACGGCCCGATCATCATCAGCGCATTATAGCCGAAGACCGAAAACACAGCCACACCACTGCCGTTGGTGTTGGTGGACCTGAATCCAAACTGCGCGGCTTTATTGGTGGCCTCTGCGACACCCACGCGAAACAGCGTCTCGTTGCTGACTGTCACATTGTTCGACGCGATGAGGTTGGCGAGGCCGAGGAAGGCTTCGTTGTTGGTGCGGCGGATGAAGAGAAGGCCGTTGGTGGCCGTGGTTTGGTTGATCGTCAGGTCGCCGTTGTTGGTTAGGCCAGCGAACGTGACAGTGTTGGTTGCGCCGAGGCCGAGGTTGGTGCGGGTGGCGGCAGCGTTGGTGGTGTTGTTAAAATTAATCGGATTGTAAAATGTCCATGGATTTGTCGTAACCGACGAATAGAAGGTTTTATTCCATATATTTATTTCAGCATCTATATCATATTGGGAGTAATAAGTAATGCCCTGCACCCCGTAATGAACTTCTTCCGAGCCCCCGCTGTCGGCAATAAAGGCCGATGCGGGATTGTCCACAAAACCGCCAACCGCTACGGAATTTAAAGTGACATCATTAGTCGCCCCCAGCCCCAAATTCGTTCTGCTCGCCGCCGCAATGGCTGCTGCATTGGTGCCAGAGAATTGGATGGGCTCGACAAAGCTGATGTTGTGGTAAAAATCCCACTGGCCCAATTCGCGGATAAATTTAACAGATTCATCAAATCTACTGAGAGTTATTAGGTTGTTTGTAGATCCAGCCTGTCTAATTACTGTGGCTGTATTGGTGGTTCCCCTGTGGATAACCGTCACCTCGTCTCCATTAAATGTTGCGGAGTTGGTTGGTAGAATGATGGTATTGGAAACGCCACTGAGATTTGTGTTTAACGAGTAAACATAAAGATTGCGGGCATTGGTCGCATTGTTGGTTTGGGTTCCCCCAATAAGTGTAAGGTCTTGAACCAGTGTCTGAATCGGAGCCACTTGCCAGAAGTTGGTCGGGCTTACAACCTCTCCGTTGGTATTGACCGAAACAAGACCAGTGCCTGCGTTGCTATTAGTTAAAGCGGACCAGCCAAGGCCAAGGTTGGTGCGGGTGGCGGCAATGTTTACAACGGCATTTGTACCAATAAACTGAAGATAACCGTTGTTAATTCCAATATTTCCTTCAAAAGATTGATCTTCTGGTGAATATTTAAGGCTTCCACCCCAAAAAATTGAATCATTTGAAAATAGGAGATCGCCCACGCCAATAGATACAGCATTAAACGCAACACTATTTGTTTCCCCCAATCCCAAATTCGTCCTTGCCCCACCAGCCGTGGTAGCCCCGCTTCCGCCATTGCTGATGGCAATAGTTCCAGCAACATTGGAAGCCAACGGAACGGTGGGAAAATTAGTTAGTCCTGACGCGCTACCATTGGTACGAAGAAGCAATGCTGGGAAGTTTGTAAGATTATTCGCATCGCCGTTGGTGGCCAAGGCTCCTATAGCTGTTCTTGCCGAGGAGACGTTGGTAGACGTAAATAGCGCGTCCCCAACCGTAGTCGAGCCAAGGTTCTGTCGAGCGTTAGCTGCGTTGGTTGCACCAGTCCCGCCCGAAGCAATCGACAGTGTCCCTGCTAGATTGGAAAAGTTAACCGTGGAAATGTTGGAAGAAGGGATTACTCCAACCAAGCTGGTTGCCTGAAGATTGGTTAGGTTTACCCCATTGCTGGAGGCAAGATTGCTTAGAACCGTTGAAGAAGGTTGAAATGCGGATGCAGGATTTGTCGCGGCGGTTCCAAGACCAAGGGCCGTGCGAAATGAGGAAGCATCGGCGTTGGTTAACCCCTCCCACACTAATCCAAAATTTGTGCGCGTTTGACCAACAGAAGTTGCGAGAATGTCTCCATCTACCGACAAAGTAGTAGAAGATATTGTAGCAACAAGATTTGAATCGGCTACAAAAAGTAGGGTTCCTCCAGATCCATATATTCCTTTGGCATTAGCTCCAATTTGAATTGCCAGATTTGACGCAGCACCATTGCTAACAATAATTCTATTAAAGTTAACACTATCTGTTCCCCCCAAACCAAGTCCAGTGCGGGCATTGGATGCATCGGCGCTCCAAAAATTGGTAGGCTGAACCACAGCATTGTTGGTCCCAACCAACACATTGCGGGTTTGCGCGTATCCCGAAACAGCCAAGGCCACCGAAATAATAAGAGATAGAACAGCTTTCATTAGATTACATCCTTTGAATCCAAACTTTGGCATTGGTCATTTCATCAAAATCATTGGGACGAATAACCGAAGGCGAGTTTTCGGCGTTGTTGCCGCTAGTTAGTTGATAAATTGCTGGAATTCCGCCAATAACCAAAAAGATACAAATTCCGACAGCGTAATTTCCAGCAGCAGTTACAACCCCATCCAAGTTGGAGGAACCCCCACCAATCAGACCCGTAATGGCTGGCTCCACCCGAAGGATATTGACGCTGGGAGTGGAAATCGAAGTTGAGGATACCCCAATAACACTAGAGCTTGGAATGGGAATGCAAATCTTACTCATCGGGTAACCTCTGGGGAAATGATTACGTTACCTTGAAGGATGCGGGTTGTGACGGCCCCGTTGTATAGCTCAAGGTCATATACGGCCTTATCACAGACCGAGAGAAGCGCCGTGTCAGTAGCCGAAATAAATAGTCGAATAGCCCCATTTTGAGATCCAGAATTGAGCGTAATCCTACCATTACCTGCGTCTGTGGACAACTCAAGAATTACTGCCTTGGATTCGGGCTTTGACCTGATTTGCATCTTCGCTGTAAATCCCGCAAGATTAACAGGCGTTGATGGTTCTCCTGTTTCATAAAACAGGGTCTGGTCAAAGGTTGCCCCCTGAAAAATACAAATATCCGCAATAGCAATCGGTAATTCAGCCATAGAAAAAATCCAGCGTAGATTCTACCATTGCCTTCGCAAAGTCAAGGACTGTTTGAGTTTCTTGAATGTCTCTTTATTAATTCTCTTCTTCTCTTCTATTGCTTCAGATCCAGCCATGGCCCCGAATACCTTACGGGCGACAAAGAGTCCTACTGCAAATGAGTCAAATAAGTCGGGGGACTTCCCAATCCGCTTTTTCATATCAGTTTTAGATTCAATAATAATCTTTCTGGTTCTGCGGGCATATTTTCTCTGGGTCATCTCCCAAGCTAAATCGGGGGTAATTCCCTTGAGTTGCTCGCATTCCAAGAAGTAGCGAGCGGCGAAACAGAGTTCACTAGCCATGTTGTGGAACAATTCTTTGCCAACTTGAGGTTTTCCTGTGACTTCGTTTCTCATGGCGTATTGGGCGCTTACTGGCAAATCCGAAGCCGCTCCCGCGAAACTCACGGCATGCCACCCTTTCAGTAGCTCTCTTTCCCCGATAGACCAGAAGATGCCACCAGCCGAGGCGTCCACTCCTATCCATTGGTTCGGGATTCCCAACTTGATAGATAGGTCGCTGATCTGCTGGATCATCTCATATTGGAAGTCCTCCTGTGACCCCGCCCTTCGGTTGAGGACATATTGTTTTTCTACAGCAATAGCCCACTTTCCCGATATTAGCCTCCCATATTTAAGGTGGGTGAAGACGAAGCGGTCTCCGCCTTCTGTGTAGCTGGGATCAACCCCTGCAATATCTTTCGGGGTTCCGTCCCAGATGGGTTTGTCCAAGGCTCCATGTCTAGCCAGAAGTATATCCGAAACAATCGTAGAGTCATCAGCATCTGCGGGTGGCCAGAAGCCCCTAAACTTACGCCAGAACTGGGGGTTGAGTTCTCCGAGTTCTTTTTTGGCCAAAGCTACATCATTGGGCTTGGGAAGAAACGGATAGCGAAGTCCCTTACCCTGCTCAAAGGCTTGTTGGTTAGGGTTGTCTTTCTCCGAGTCAAAGCGAATACAAATCCCCTCAATACCAGCCACCCGTATTTTCCAATTGGAAGTATCTTCGTCCACGCTCATCCAGCCCTTGATAGGTTCGCAGAACTTTCCGTGGGGGTCGAATATGGATGCGGGGTTGCCCGCTCCGACAACATACAACTCTTGGGCCCCCTTAAATCCCCAGATTGCTTCGTTAATTACGGATGCCGAACAGTCCTGTAATTCGTCTATAATCAACACGATACGTCGATTCTTTTTACCTTGAAGACGTTTTTGAGCATCGTCTTTGTATTCATCGCCAGCCGCTAGAAGCATGATGGAGGAGGCATCGCTTACACCAGTCTTGGGATCGATGATGGCACCCTCTTCTTCGGATAGCTTGATAATATCCATCGATTCAATGAGTCGGCCCGAAGCGATTCCGAGGTTTCGGGCTTCGCGATACATCTTGACCAATGCCGCCCAGATACGCTGTTTCGCATCGATCTTACTGGTAGACACCACAATACACATCGTGTTGATCGGGTCGCAGAACCAGTTGACCAGCGCGAACGCCGCCATGCCATAGGACTTTCCTGAGTCCGTCCCGCCCGCAAGTCCCGTAACACCACGAATGAATCTGTTACCCGAAGCCTCGTCCACCTCAAAAGTTTGGGCGCAGAAGGCTTGAGCGGATAACTCGGCCCATTTGTGCCACTGGAAGGTGGGCCAGATGGCAGAAATAATATTTCGATAGTGACGGGATTTGCCAAGTCCTCCTTCTTCTGGCGTTAGCCCCATAAGAAACGCATCCATTTCGATACGCAGGGGGGTAATTGCCTGCCCATCCTTGGATAACCACAGCCTCCCGTATTTTTCTATCCCCTGATCTTCTGTTGCCATCTGAGAAATTTCTACTAAACTAATCGGTATGGCTGGACAGCGCAAGAACAAGATCGACTGGGACTTACCAGAAAACAGAATTAAAAAACAAAATGCCTTCAGGCTTTATGTCGCTGAAAGGGGAACCAAGGAGATTATGACCGAGCTTGGTTTTACTTCTCCTCCCCAGCTATCCCGCTTTGTCCACAGCGAAAAATGGGAGAAGCATGCGGAGATTTGGAGAGCCAACCCAGAACAAGAAAATCTCTATCCTTGGGAGGTTGAACGCCCCAATCAGTTGGTTCCCGCCCCACCAAAGATGGAGACCATGGACAAGGAGAAACGGATGCAATGCGTCAAAGCCTTTTCTATGTTTTGCTCTGGTCGCAATGTTCCTGATATCGCCTCAGATATCGGAATTAGTGTGTCCACGATCAATCTGTGGAAGGAAACCCAGAGATGGGTGGCGTGTCGCGAAAGACTGGCCAATGATCAAAATCCCGCGCCTTGGGAAAACGATGATGTTCCTACCCTGCTCTCTGATATCACGGCATCCATTGAGACCATGAAGAAGTCGATTAAGTTTCTCACTGGCAAGGTTTTGGTTAAGGCTGCTGATGCCGCGCAGGACCTAGATGGAATGGAGGCTTTGGGCATGATGCGGAATATTAAACAACTGGCCGAGGCTGCATCTATCAACTTTAGCGATGGGAACAACCAGCAGAATGCGGTGCAGATCAATATCGCCACCAAACTGGAATCGTTGAAGATTCCCGACAACAACACCTACGAGGCCGAATTGGTAGTCAATGAGTGAGGAATTGAGATTCTGTTACGCCCGTAAAACTGATGTTCCCCCACAGGGTTGGTGGATTAAGTGCCCTATTACTGGGGAAGCCGTCCACGGGGGAGACTTCGGAGACATGGTGAAGAACTGCGAGAAGTTGATTTTTGATCGGGGTTTGGTGCCGCCCACCGACCTTGTTGTCCAGATAGAGAATGCTCTTTGCCAGCGTTTGGCGGGGTCTACAAACTGTGTTCCATGCTCAAGCGTAAAACAAACCTTGGGCTTTGGAGAAATTGTCCGTTGGGTTCGCGCCATGTACAACTTTGCCACCAAGTCCCAATTCCAATTGGTTGACCAAGAGGAAGCAGAACGTAGAGCGAAGATCTGTGCGGCATGTCCTTACCAGATTTCCGCCTCTGGATGTTGGGGGTGCAAAGGAATTGCGGGAATGCTTCCAGCTATCGCGGGAGCCCGCGAGACCAGTTATGACGGCCAGCTAAAAGCCTGCGGGGTTTGCGGGTGTTATAATGCCGTAAGCGTTCACTTGCCTCTGGATATCCAGCAGGATGCCCATCTTAGCTTTCCCGACCATTGCTGGAAGAAATCTCAAAGCGAGTAATTGCTTTGTTAAAACTCATGGGGGCTATGCCTGTCGGCCCCTCACGGTGCTTTGCCACAATGAATTCCACGGTAGGATTCTGGGTGTGATTCTTGGCATCCTCCTCGTCGCAGTGGAGGATCATCACCATATCGGCATCCTGTTCGATGGCACCAGATCCCTTGAGGTCTGAGAGGCTTGGCCTGCCTCCGCGCTTTTCGGGATCGCGGTTCAACTGAGCTAGTACCAGAACTGGTACACGCAGGGTCTTGGCAAGCTCCTTGATCCCCCCACTAATCTCTTCGACTTCGTTGACGCGATTGTCCTTGGATCGTTTACTGTCTCCACGAAGCAACTGGAGATAGTCGATAATAATCATGTCTAGCGGCTCCTTTTGGTGAGCGCGGCGGGCTACGGCTTTGATGTAGCCAATGGACTTGCCCGATGTATCGTCACACAGAATGTGGCTATCGCGGACTTCGGCGTAAGCATTGGACAGGCTGTCGCGCTGGAATTTGGTGATAGATTGGGCAAGGATGTCGGCTGCTCGCACACGGGCGCGGGAGCGAATCATGCGCTCCATAAGGCTAACGCTGGTCATCTCAAGCGAGAAGATAAGGACCCTCTTCTGAGCGTCTAGGGCAACATGCTCGGCAATCTGCATAGCAGCACTGGTTTTACCAACCGCTGGACGGGCCGCTAGAACAACCATATCCCCTCCCCGCATGCCGAACATCAATAGATCATCCACGGGTACCAAGCCTGTTCGTATGCCGATCTTGGGCTCGCCTCTCATGGTGGATTCTATGTTGTCTAGCGCCCGATCTACCACCGTCTTGACCGAAAGTTTCTCGCTATCATCAATCAGGTAGTCAGCCCGCATGACCGAGGTTTCCGACCAGTTCTTGAGTTCTTCCAGCTTTAGCTCGCGGTCACGGGCTTTGTGGACCATATCACCAGCCAACATCTCAAGAGAGCGGCGGTAGCGGGCTTCCTCAAGCTGTGGGAAATAGCGTCTCCAATTGTGGGAGGACTGGCAGTAGGATGCTATGTCGGCTAGGGTCTTGTCGCCGCCAGCGTCTTCTAAAGTTCCATTGGCGTCTAGGTCGCTCTTGATACTGATGTAATCGGCGTGGATGGACTTGCCCACCACCCGAAGAAACGACTGGAAGATCAGCTTATGCTCGTAGAGGTGGAAGTGATCCTCCCTAAGAGTCGAGAGCATTTCCCTCTGTTCATCAAGTTGTGCGTGGAGAAAACAGGAAAGAACGGCGCTTTCCGACGATTGATCGAAGATGGATTCGTTGTTCACGAAGGGTTAGACAGCGCCTTGGGCCTTTCGTTCAGCTTTTCTTGCCAGAATTTTTTTCATGGCATCGCTGCGGCGTTGACGCTCTTCAGGGGAAAGAATGCGCTTCTTCTTTGCGGGCTTCTGTCGTTTAGCGACAGTTGGCCGCATCTTTTCTGGAGTTGGGATAGATAGCTGGTCGGGTATACTTAGGGCGGGGACGTTTTGTCCCCCTCCCTCCAATCCCATGGAATTCGATGGGATATCTAATCCCGTGGAATCTGACGGCATTGGGAAGCCCGCGATAGCCATTTTGTGGAGACTTCCATCTTTGCACCCATGGATAACCACAGCCCTGCTGGAGATTACCCCCTCTGGACAGGTGACCCCTTGAATAGCTTGAGCTTCGGGGTCTTCGGCAAAGAAGACAATCTTCCCATCCTTCCACTGGTAGTTGACGCTCCTCCAATAGGTCCGCATAAGAGGGCAGTCCCTGCCAATGGCCATGAAGTTCCAACGGCAACGAACGTCCCAAGGATCGGGCATGGTGGAAGCTTGGCGATAGGCCATGTTGTAGGTGTCCAAACTTCTTGCGCTAGAACAAAAGTCCAAGAAATTGGATGGATAGACAGCCGACCCCACAATCATCTTGTAGATATTCTTCCCGTTGATAGCCACCCCTCCTTCGTATTGGTGGCCGAGGATGGCGGGTTCTTTTCGGAATTCGGTTTCCAAGTCATCCACCCAGCCCGTTTTCATCGGGACACAATCAGGCTCCCAGAACATCCAAGGCTCGTTGATGGCATAGCATTGAGCAGCCGCATCACTGAACATTTGGTTGGGGCCAAGCGGCCATCCGTTGTAGCCGTCTTGGGCAATGATCCTTCCAACTTCGGGAAAACTTTTCTTCAGTTCTTCGGTGATTTCATGGAGAAAGGCCGTGTCGTTCGTAGCACATACGGTGGCCTTGTGGCGCATGTTGATCCCCATGGCGGTAATTGCCTTGGCCGAAAGCAAGGCCAACTCCGCATCTCCGTTGTGGTAGGCAAAGACAATATTCATGCCTTCTCCTCGTCATCGAAATGCAGGGGCCAAGTCGGATGGGTGGGGTCTTCCATTCGGACTCGGACGTTCTTATGTCCACGCTCTATGAGGGCGTTGGCCGCATTCTTGGCATCTTCCTTGGACAGATTGTTGTTGTGGAGTTCGACTATTTTTTCTCCACTGCACACTAAGAACTTATTCATTTGTTTTTCTTTTTCCTTTCTTCGGAT